GGGAGTCTCAGGAGAGGCCTCCGGAACAATCTCTCCCCAGGTCCGACGCCGTGAGTCGCGATGGGCGACGGCGGCGCGCGACTACACGCGACGGAAGCCGTGACGCTCCCGGCCACGATCGCGCGACCGAAGCGCGGCGTCCAGGTCCCGCGCATCGCTCCCCCGCGTCCCGCGCGGAGCCTGATCCGCGAGTTCCGGAAGGTCGCGGTCGAAGCCGGGATCGTCCTCATGAAGTGGCAGGACACGGCGGCGATCTACCTCACGGCGCGCGGGCCGACGGGCTGGATGTTCCGCGAGATCGCGGTCGTCGTCGCGCGGCAGAACGGGAAGACCGAACTCCTCGTCCCGCGCATCCTCCTAGACCTGAGGGCGGGGAAGCGGGTCATCCACACGGCGCAGAACCGGACCCTCCCCCGGGAAGTCTTCCTCCGGGTGGCCTCCCTCCTGGACCCCGACGAGGTCCGCTTCATCCGCTACGCGAACGGGCAGGAGATGATCTCGATGAAGAACGGCGGGTCCTACCGGATCGTCGCTCCTCAACGAGGCGCGCGCGGCCTGACCGGGGACACCCTGATCTTCGACGAACTGCGCGAGTTCGAGGACTACGACATCGTCGGCGCAGCGGGTCCGACGCTGACGGCGTCGCCGGACCCTCAGGTCATCTACCTGTCGAACGCGGGGTACGACTCGTCCGTCGTCCTGAACGATCTCCGGCGTCGCGGCGAGACCGGCGGCGACGGGGACCTCTGCTATCTGGAATGGAGCGCGGACCCGGACCGTCCGGCCCAGGACCGGCGCGGGTGGGCGGAGGCGAACCCGGCGCTCGGGACGATCATCTCCTGGGACTTCCTGGAGCATCAGTACCGGACCCGGCCTCCGGCGATCTTCGAGACGGAGCATCTCTGCCGATGGACCGCGTCCTCGAACCCGACCCTCGTCTCGATCGGGGCCTGGGCCTCGTGTCAGGCGAAGATCACGGAGGACCCGGTCCGGCCCTCGATGGCCTTCAACATGGACCCGTCCGGGAAGCGCGCGTCGGCGGCGATGTCCTGGACGATGACCGACGGTCGGGTCGCGCTCGTCGAACTGGAGGAGGCGACGGGGGACCCGATCGCGGTCGAACTGCTCGGCGCGCGGCTGAAGGAACTCGCCCGGACGCATCGCGCGCGGCGGATCGCCTTCGCATCCTGGACCGACAAGGACCTCGCGCGCTATGTCCCCCGGGCCGAGGCGCTCGACGGGAAGGAGTTCGCGAACGCGTCCGAGAACTTCGCGCGGCTCGTGGCTCAGGGTCGGCTCGCATGGGAGTCGGCGGACCACATCTCCGAGGACCTCGCGTGGACGGCGCGGAAGCCTCACGAGTCGGGCGCATGGCAAGCCGTCCCAGTCAATCAGGAGCGGGCGGTGACATCGGTCCTCGCGGCGATCCGCGCGGTATGGTTAGCCTCGGCTCCTCGCCCTCCCGTTCCGAGGATAGGTTAGAGATGGGACTTCTCTCGCAACTGGCCGAACTCTTCATCCCTCCTCCGGCAGAGGAGCAGATGCGCGTCGTGAACTCCGAGGACTTCATCCTCGCGGACGAAGCGAGCGCGATCGACGACAACTACCTGAACTTCGTCGCGATGATCACGGCGCGACGGAACGGCGGGTCGTACCGCGTCCCGTCCGTGGACGAGGCGCTCGGCGTCCCGGCGGTGTGGGCGGCGACGACGCTCATCGCGAACACGGTCGGCTCGCTCTCGATGGAGGCCTACCGGAGCGGCGTCCTCCTGGAGCCGAAGGAGACGCCGAGGCTGATCCAGAGGCCGAACCCGTTCACGACTCCGCGCGAGTTCTACCGGGATACGGCCTACTACCTCGCGACGCGCGGGGAGGCGTGGTGGTGGATACCGACCCGGGACACGGACGGCTCGGCGCTCGCGCTGTACCCGATCCCTCCCTGGGAGATCAGCGTCGAACCGAACGGGCGGAACCGGCTCCGTCCGACGATCAAGTGGGGGAGGGAGACCGTCGCGAACGACGACCTCCGGCATCTGACGATGATCCGGGGGAAGGACGGGCGCGGGGTCGGCCCGCTCCAGAAGTGCGGCTCGGCAGTCTCCGTCACGGTCGAGGCGCAGGACTGGGCGGCGAACTTCTTCTCGGGGAACCTCCCGTCGATCATCGGGACGACGGATCAGGACCTCGACGAGGGCGAACTGAAACTGCTCGACAAACAATGGGCGGAGAAGGCCGGGAACCTCCCGCGCTGGATGACCCAGGGGATGAAGATCGCGCCGTCGCCGATCTCGCCCGAGACGGCGCAACTGACGGAGGCGCGGAACCATCAGATCGGGGAAGCGGCTCGGATGTTCTCGATGCCCGGGGCGCTCCTGGAGTTCCAGATGGGCGGGTCCTCGATCACCTACCAGAACCAGCAGGACATCTGGTCCGACTTCCAGCGGCGGTGTCTCTCGCCGAACTACCTCGAACCGATCGAGCAGGAGATGACCGACCTCCTCGTCCGCTCGACGACCGCGCGCTTCAACCTGAAACAACTGCTCCGGGCCGACGCGAAGACGCGCTTCGAGGTCCACAAACTCGCGATCGAGGCGGACATCTACGACTCGGAGACGGCGGCTCGCGAGGAGGGCTACGCTCCGGGATCGGTGGACTTCGCTCCGGTTCCGTTCGCGGTCCCTCAGGCGGTCCCGGCGCTGATCCCGACGATGACCCGCTCGGAGGCTCCGCTCCAGGACCTCCGGTGTCCGAAGTGCGGATGGCTCGCGGGCCGCGTCGCAGGGCGGGCGGAGATCAAGTGTCGGCGCTGCGGGAAGATCGTCGAGGCGGCATGAGATGAACAACCTCCTAACGGTCACGGCGGGGGACGATCGGGACCTGGAACTGACCCTCGTCGATGGGGCCGGATCGCCTCTCGATCTGACCGGGGCGTCCCTCTGGTTCACGGTCGAGGGTCTATTCCAGAAGACGATCGGCGATGGGATCACGGTCTCCGTCCCCATCGACGGCGTCGCAGTCATCTCCGTCTCCGCCGCTGACACTTCCGGCGTCTCGGTTCGGACGGCCCGCCGCTACGATGTCCAGGTTCGGACGGCGGCGGGGAAGACGAAGACTCCAGTCAAGGGGACCTTCGTCATCCTGCCGGATGTGACGGAGGACTAGGACTATGGCGGCGGGAACATGGACTCTCCCGGACTCGGCGCGAACGGACCTTCTGAACGGGACCTTCGACATCGACTCCGACTCGTGGAAGATGGCGCTCTTCCTCTCGTCCTCGAACATCGGGGCGGGATCGACGACCTACGCGGCGCTCACGAACGAACACGCGAACGCGAACGGCTACACAACCGGCGGGATCGCGATCGCGCTCAACCTGTCGGGGACGACGAGCGTCAAGGTCGATATAACGACGGACCCGGTGTGGACGGCGTCGGGCGGGTCGATCGTGGCGCGATTCGCGGTCATCTACGAGGTCGGCGGGCGGGTCCTCTGCTACTGCCTCCTCGACTCGACTCCGGCGGATGTGACGGCGACTGACGGCAACACGCTTACGGTTGCCGCTCATACCTCGGGAGTCCTCACCCTGGCCTAGTCGATGGCGGTCACTCGGACCGGAGGGACTAGCAGCAACCTCTCGTCGGGGACATCGAGTCCGGTCGATGTCGCGTTCACCCTGCCTGGAGGGACGGACTATCTGCTCGTCTGCTTCAGTCTCGGACTAGCGGGCGGCGCGATCTCCTCCGTCACATGGAAGCCGGACTCCGGCGACGCCTCGAAGAACCAGTCGCTATCCCTCCTCGCCCGGAAGGACGGGACCGGGGATGTCGAGATGTGGGGACTCAAGAACCCGACCGCGACCGTGACTGGGAGCGTCGTGACTCATGCCCACACGGGCGGCGCGAAGCGCGTCATGGGGATTCACGCGCTCGGAGGCGTCCTGAGCGCGGGGACTCCCGCGAGTACCACATGGAACACGACCTCCGGGAGCGTCGCTCCAGCGAGCGAGTCCGGCGCGCTCGTCTTCGATGTCCTCTACGGGCAGAACAGTACCGGGACCTACACGGGCGGCTCGACTGAGCGGTGGGATACGAACACGACCGGAGGCCTGAACAACCTCCGGGGATGCGGGCAACAGGCGACGGGAGCCTCGCCTACGGTGACGATGTCCTGGACGACCCCATCGACGAACTGTACGCAACTGGCGATCTCGTTCAATCCGTCGAACCCTCAACTCGTCACCCCGCCGACGGCGTCCCTCGTCACGACGAAGTTCGCGCCGCAAGTCAACCTCGGGATCATCCCTCCGACCCGGAGTCTGACGGCGACGGCGTTCGCGCCGACGGTGACGGCGAGCGACCACAAGCGGGCGACTCCCCCGACGGCGGCGCTGACGCTGACGACCTTCGCGCCGACCGTGACGGCGACGGCGAACGCTCCGTATGTCCCGGGGACTGCGTCCCTGACGCTGACGGCCTTCGCGCCGACCGTCTCGACGCCGGTCCTCCTGACGCCGACGACGGCGAGCCTGACCCTGACGATCTTCGCGCCGACCGTCTCGACCCCGCAGACGGTCGTCCCTGGGACGGCGTCCCTGACCCTGACCGGCTTCGCTCCGTCTGCGTCGATCGGCGAGATCGTCACGCCGGGGACGGCGTCCCTGACCCTGACGGCCTTCGAGCCGACGGTCCTCACCCCGACGACGGTCGTCCCTGGAACGGCGTCCCTCACTCTGACGGGCTTCGAGCCGTCCGTCCTGACTCCGGTCCTCGTCGTCCCTGGAACGGCCTCTCCGCTCGTTCTGACGGGCTTCGAGCCGACGGTCTCCATCATGAACCTCGTCGTCCCGGGGACGGCGTCTCTCGTCCTGACCGGCTTCGAGCCGACCGTCCTCACCCCGCAGACGGTCACGCCGGGGACGGCGGCGCTCGTCCTCGCGGCGGAGGCTCCGTTCGTCCTCGTCCAGGGACCGGGCGTCTTCGGCTCGTTCCGGCCCTACGCTCCGGTCCAGGGGTCGATCGCGGAGGGCGGCGACGGAACCGGCGGGACCGTCGCTCCGGCGGAGCGGTCGTCGGGGTCCATCGCTCCGGTCGAGCGGATCGGCTCGACCCTGGAGCCGGAGCCGACCGGGATCATCCGAGGCGAGATCGAGGGCTGAAGAAGTGGTGCGTCCGCGCACCACCGAGCGAGAGACCGATTTGACGGACTACACGGGGTCGTGTATCATCCACTAGACGGACCGGAGAAGCCGGTCCGCGCAGACGGAAGGAAGCGCCGACTATGACACGGGACATCCGTCCCCCAGGAACGATCACGCTCGACGACCTGAAGTCGCTCGTCGATCCCCCGCAGAAGGGGACGAGGGCGACGGATCAGGAAGTCCACGAGGCCGCAGTCAAGGCCCTCGACGGTATGCGCGGGATGTCTCTCGCGACGAAGCGTCGGGTCGTCCGACGCGCGCTGAAGATTCTCTCGGCGTGAAGGTCGTCGAGTACGGCGTCCAGGAGGTCCCTCGCGGGCTTCCTGGACTCCGGGGCATCTTCGTAGGCGGCTGCGTGGATCGCGGCGTCGGGAGTTCGTTCCGGGCGCGGGGACACGCGCACAACCGGCGCGGCGACTCGAACCTGGGATGGGTCTGTATCCGCTCCTCGAAGCGGGTCTTCACGGCGCGCGGGTGGCCGACGCGTCTCCTCTGGCACGAGTACGCGCACATCCTCACGCCGGGACACGGCCACGACGACAAGTGGAGGGAGGCGATGCGCTTCCTCCGGCAGCCGATCCCGGCCCGCTACCAGAAGCGGCGGACGGCGATGTAGGATCGGAGACGGGCCGGGACGAGCCGTCGGCGCTGCGCGATGCGGCGGTGGGTCCGAACCCTCGGGACCGATCCGTCCCTCGGGACTGATCGGGAGGCCATGACTCCCGGCCCTAGACACGCGCCGACCTGATCGGCTACTCTCGCGGCGAACTGAAGTATCGACCGACGCAGGACCTCAGAGTCCGTCGGGCAACGGAAGGCCTCCGAGCCTACGCGCTAGGAGGTCTTTCTCTATGTCAGACGAAGAGACGGTCGATCTCGAACCGAGAGAGACCGACGCAGTCGAGGCAGAGGTCCAGGTCCGCGACGCTGCGCTCCGCGAGGTCGAGTTCCGGATCATGCCGTGGAACACTCCCGTCAACACGGTCTTCGGGCCGGAGGAGTTCGACCGTGGAGCCTTCGCTGAAGTCGATCCGAAGAAGGTCCTTCTCATGGGACCGGAACACGAGGCCCACTTCGGCGTCGGTCAGGACGGGAAGCCTCGTCTCACTCGGCGTCCGATCGGGCGGGGGAAGTGGCTGGAGGAGCGCGACGACGGGGCCTACATGGGCTTCCGAGTGGCGGCGACTCAGGCCGGGGACGAGTACCTCGTCCTCGCTCAGGAAGGGGTCATCGACTCGGCCTCGGTCGAGTTCGTGGAGCGTCTAGGCGGGACGCGCTACACGGTGAAGAACGGGAGGCGGCACAAGGTCCACGCGCGCGTCGATCTCCCGGCAGTCTCGCCTACATACCGACCGGCCTATCCAGGCGCGGCGGTGATCGCAGTCCGCTCGGCGGAGGAGGAAGAGGAACCGATGGCAACTTCAACGAAGGCGGTCCAGGAGGACCCGGCTCCCGAGCCGACGCCTCCCGACGAGCCTCAGGAACCGGAGAAGGTTCCGGAGGGCATCCAGGCCCGCTCGATCCAGGGCTACTTCGACCGGATGGACGCGAGCCTCGCGGACTTCGCGGAGAAGTTCGTCTCCCGGCTGGAGTCCGTCGAGGAGCGGACCCGGTCGCAGTTCATCGTCCCCGCAGTCGAGGACGAGGCTCCTTCGACCTCGATCGGCGAGTGGACGGCTCTCGTCTTCAAACTGCTCTCCGGGGATCGCATCCCTGAGTCGCAGATGCGGACGGTCGCCGACCTGATCACCCCGGACAACGCGGGCGTCGTTCCGGAGGCCTTCGTCTCCGAACTGCGCGGCGTCATCGACCCGAGCCGTCCGTTCATGGAGTCCACGCGACAACTGCCGATGCCGACCTCCGGGACCTCGATGCGTGTCCCGAAGATCACGCAGCGTCCGACCGTCGCGGAGCAGGAGGACGAGAAGGACGAACTCTCGTCTCAGAAGACGATCATCACTTCCGAGACCTTCGAGATGAAGACGAAGGGCGGAGTCGGGGACCTGTCGCTTCAACTGCTGAAGCGGTCCGATCCGTCGTTCCTCGATCTGTATGTCCGGCTCCTGGCCGAGGCCTACGCGATCGAAACGGACGACGAGGCGGTCCACGAACTGATCGACGCGATCGGTTCGGTCGGAGCGGCAGACCCGATGGACCCGGAGAACCTCGCGCTCGGCGCGTCGTTCCAGACTTCGTTCGACGCGATCCGTCGTCCTCCGGACACGATCTGGCTCTCGACGGAGGCCGTCGGTTCGTTCATCGACGCGAAGGCGACGGGGACGAACGCTCCGCTCTACCCGGGCCTTCAGGCCTCGGCGACGGCGGCGGGCGGGATCACGGGGACGATCTCCGGACTCCGGCCCGTTCATGTTCCGGCGCTCGACGCTCACGGGGCCTACGCGATCGTCGGACCGTCGTCCGGCTTCGCATGGGCGGAGGACGGAACCTACACCCTCCAGGTCGATGTCCCGGCCCGCGCGGGTCGCGATGTCTCGATCGTCGGGATGGTGTGGTTCGTTCCCTGGTATCCCGACGCGTTCTCTCTCTACAATGTGGCCTCCTAACGGGGACTACTGAGTAGAGGTCGGACCTCATGGCATGGCCTACGGCGGCGGACCTGAAGAAGAGACTCGACATCCCTTCGTCCGACTGGGACGAACACATGGAGAGGCTAATCGGAGGGTCCGTCGCATGGGTCAAGGCCCAGGTCGGCGACTGGGACGAGGAGACTGACACCCCGGACGACGCGCTCGCTCAGGCGGCGCTCGAACGAGCAGTCGAACTCGCAACGAACGGGGAGCAGGAGGAACCTCGCGCCGTCTCGAAGGCGCGGGCGCTCCTGTACGGACACCGGAGGAGGTTCGGGATCGGATGAGCGATCAGACGAGAGACGCGATCGGGGAGCGCGAGCGGCGATCTCGGGGCGAACCGGCTCCGAAGGAGAAGAAGGACAAGGAGCCGAAGGACGAGAAGGCTCCGGCGGAGAGTGGCGGGTCTGAAGGGAGCGCGTGAGGCGAAGGCCCGCGCGCGAGCGATCCAGGCTGCTCCTCAGAAGGTCCGGAAGGACTGGCAGAAGCGGGCCGTTCAGATCACGAAGGCCGCGACGCCGTCCGTCACGGGGAAGACGAGGCGCTCGATCAAGGCGCGACACGGCGGCGGCGACACGGCTCAGGTCGTCGGGAACGCGCCGGTCCTCTTCATCGACCGGGGCGTGAAGGCTCACGACATCGAGCCGGTCCGACGGCGGGCGCTGAAGTTCAAGGGTCGCGAGGCGATCTTCCGACCGAAGGCACACAAGCCTCGACAGGCCGCGAAGCCGTACCTGAAGAAGGCGGCTCGACTCGCGATGGAGGCGGTCGATCCGGAGGACGCGGTCATCCGTCTCTGGAACGGAGCGGCGTAGATGCCACGGTACGCGATGCGTCAGGCGATGCGAACGGCGGCGGTCGCGCTCCTGAACGACTACGCGGCATCTGACGGCCTGACCCTCCAGGTCTACCCGGGCCGACCTCGATCCTTCTATCCCCCGACCGCGTTCGTTGACGCGATCAACGAGCCGGAGATCACCTACACCGGCCTCCGTCAACGGAAGGTCCAGGTCGAGATCATCCTCGTACACGGCCTCTACGACTCGGCGGAGGCGGCGCTCCAGGTAGACGAGTTCATGGACGAGTTCCTCGACTGGGTCACGGACAACGCGGCGGAGTCCGGACCGGCGACGCTCTCGGCGATCATCTCGACGGAGGACATCCCGGCCTTCGTCCCGGACTGGCTTCCGGAGGACGAGCAGAAGTCCTACTATGCGACTCGGGTCACATTGGAGGGTCTCGTACTGGACGGGAACTGATCGGCGGTCACACTCGGGTCCAGCCTCGGACGGTAGAGGTCCTCAGCGTAGGAGTGGAAGCAGATGCCTATCCAGGGATTCACGCGACTTCGGCGGCACATCTTCGGGCGGCAGGGCGCGTTCGGGAACGCGGAGCCGGGACAACGGGCCTACCCGTTCCAGGGGACTCCCGATGTGGACCTCTCATGGACCGACCCGGAGGGCGACTTCGGATCGTTCGACCCGGTGGCTCCCCCGTACCGGGGCGCTCCGGAGATCGGCGCTCCGCTCACGGCTCCGATCCTGAACTACAACGACCTCCCGCTCCTCCTCTGCGCGTTCTTCGGCGGAGGCGAGACTCCGACCGGCGGCGGGACGGCGAAGACCTGGGCGCACACTCCCGCGTCTCTCACGGCGGACGCGTTCGATCACTTCACCTACGAGTTCGGGGACGATGTCCTGACCGACTGGTATCAACTGCGGGACGGCATCCTCCAGGAGTTCGAGGTCTCCGGATCGGAGCAGGGTCCGCTCGAAGCGTCGATGACCTGGATGTTCGGACACGCGGCCTCGACCGGCTCGACGGACTCTCCGGTGGACGGCTCCGTCCCGGCGAACGAGGTCGTAGACGCGAGGGCGATCCCGCTCTACCTGAAGGATATGTCCCTCTACATCGACTCGACCCCGGGCGCGCTCGGCGGGACGCAGATTCTCGACGCGGTCCACGGGATCAGGCTCCGGCACTCTCAGGAACTCGATAAGAAGCGGTTCTCGAACGGCGCGCAGGAGTTCGAGATCAACGGCTACGGGCGCTCGACCCGGACGATCGAACTGGAGATGACGCTCGCGAAGACGACCGACACGGTCGGGACCGGCTCGGAGTCGGACGCGTGGATGTCGGACGAGGCGGTCGATCGGTATCTCCGGCTGGAGTTCATCTCGACGGCCTTCGCGCAGACGGCGGGGTCCCCCGACATCCCGTACTCGTGGCGCGTGAACCTCCCGCTCCGCTACTACACGCGGGCGGAGGGCGAGATGGGCGGGAACACGACGATCGTCCTGAACGGTCACGCGTTCCTCGACGATACCCTCGACTATGTCTACGACTCGACCCTCGTGAACACGCTCGCGCTGACGGACTTCCAGTCGTGAGTCTGAACGGGACCGGCGGGATACCTCCGGTCGAGGTCCGCGTTCCGTGTCCATGCCCAGGCACTCCACACGCGGACGGCGACATCGTCCGTCTGAAGCCTCGTCTCGGGCTTCAGGCGGGCGTCGCCATTCAGAGACTCGTCGTCGATGCGAATCAGCGGCGGGGGATGGATCAGGCCGAGATCGTCGGCGTTCTGGCCGAGGCCTATCTGATCCACGGGATCGAGTCCTGGACCTTCACGGACGCGGACGGACGCGACCTGATCGTCACGCCGGAGTCCATCCGGGCGATCCTCCTCGACGACTTCGCGCTCGCGGCTCCGATCGCGGACGAGGCTGACGACATCTATCAGGCGGCGGTCCTCCTCCCTTTAGTGGAGCGGGCGAAGAAGTCCTCGCCCACTTCGCGGACGGGAAGATCGACATCTCGGCGCTCGGGTGGTACGCGTACTCGGAAGACTCAGAAGCGGTCCTCGCGATCCTCGACTTCTACTACCCGGACGGGAGGCATCGCGACGACTTCATAGTCGCCCGGTGGCGGCTTCAACTGATCGCGGAAGTAGAGGTCGGGACGGCATCCCGAAACCGGAACCGGCAGGAGGATGCCCAGGTGTCCCGACTGAAGAAGGCGACGGCGCGGAGGAGGGCTAGTGGCGCTCGCTGATACCGCGCGGCTCGTCTCGGAGATGGTCCTCCTCGACAAGTTCTCGGGGACCGCGAGGAAGTACGGCCAGTCCGTCTCGACGATGGAGCGTCAGACATCGACGCTCGGGCGCGTCGGTCAGACGGCGGCGGGCGGCATCGGGACCGCAGTCGGGAACCTCGCGAAGATGGGAGTCATCGGGGTCGGCATCCTCGGGACTCAGGTCGCGGCGGGCATCCGATCCCTCGAACGGCTCGAAGAGGTCGTCGTCGCGACGAATACGGTCATCGCCTCGACGGGCGGCGTCGCGGGCCAGACGGCGGACGACATCCGGAACCTCGCCGAGAAGTACGAGGGACTGAACGCGACGATCGACGACAAGGTCATTCAGTCGGCGGAGAACCTCCTCCTGACCTTCACGAACATCCGAGGAGAGGCCTTCGAGCCGACCCTCGAAGCGGCGTTGAACATGAACCAGGCCCTCGGCGGCGGGGAAGAGGGACTCCAGGGGACCTTGATCAAGGTCGCGCGCGCGCTCAATGATCCGGTCGCGGGCCTCTCTGCGCTCTCCCGGGTGGGCGTCCAGTTCTCCGACGAGCAGAAGGACCGGATCAAGCAAGCCGTCGAGGAGAACCGGCTGTACGACGCGCAGACGATCATCCTCGACGCGCTCGCGGTGAAGTTCGGCGGGCAGTTCGCGGCGGCGGGGGACACGGCGGCGGCGAAGTTCGCGAAGTTCCGGGACACGATCGAGGACGCGCAGATGTCCCTCGCGACCGCGTTCCTCCCGGTCCTCGTCAAGGTCGCGGACAAACTCGGGGAGTTCCTCGCGAAGCCTGAGACTCAGGCGATGATCGCCGAACTCGGGGAGGGACTGGCCGACGCGTTCGATCAGGTCGTCGAACTCGCGGGCCGCGTCCCGTGGACCTCTGTCATCGACGCCTTCAAGATCATGGGGACCGGCTCGAAGGCCCTACTCGACGCGTTCGTCGCGCTCCCTCCCTGGGTCCAGACGGCGGTCATCACGGGATGGGGCCTGAACAAACTCACGGGCGGCGCGCTCTCGACGATCTTCTCGACCCTCGCGTCGGGAGTCATCCGGGGCGTACTCGGGATCAACGCGGGCGTCGTCAACCTGAAGGCGGCGACGGTCGTCGGCGGCGCGGGAGCGGGCGCTCCCGTCGCAGCGGGCGGCGGGGCGGGCGGCGTGATCACGAAGATACTCGGCGTCGTCTCGGCGGTCGCGCTCGGCGCGCTCATCGGGAACGAGATCGGACACGCGATCTTCGATCCGACCGTCAAACCGGCGGTCGAGTTCGAGCAGTCGCAGTTCGACCGGCTCGTCGCGTCCCAGGACCCGGACGCGATCCGACGAGGCCTCCAGGCGATCGAGGGCGGACTCGACGACCTCGACGCGCTCGGCCCGCTGAAACTGCTCGCCGGGGATCAGTACGACATCCTCGTCTCGCAGCGGGACACCCTCCGCTCGATGCTGACCGAACTGGGCGAACCGACGGTAGTCCCTCCGGCGAACCGACCGACGGGTCCGGTCGCGACGGGGACGCAGCCGGTCCCAGTCGCGGTCGCGGGGAACCCGGCGAACGATCTCTCGCAGTCGCGGCAGTTCCTCGCGAACATCCAGGGCGCGACGGCGACGACGAAGGAGAAGCAGGCGGCGAACCTGGAGGCGGCTCGGCGGGGGAACCTGATCGCCGGGGACGAACTCTCGACCTCGAAGCGGTCGTCGATGCTCCGCTCGTCGGAGTCGATCCGTTCCTTCTTCGCCCAGGAGCGATCGACCGGGGCGACGAAGACGGCGGCGATGATGGCGAAGGGCGACGCGGTCCGGGACTTCTTCACGCAGATCGGACAGATGGGACTCCTCCGGATCATCGCGTCGAAGAACTTCTCGCCGACGATCATCGTCAGGACGACGACGAACACCAGCATCTCCGGGAAGACGGTCCAGTCCACGATCACGCAGCAACAACTGAAGGTCGGAACCGGCCCGACGCCGTTCTAGCATGAGTCAGGTCATCAGCATCGACGGGGTCGATCGGGCGAGTGTGATCCGCTACCCGGGGTCTACCTTCGACTCGAACGCGTGGAACGGGGAGGCGGGGACCGGGACGCTCCTCCTGGAGGACGAGGCGGCGGTCCTCGACTTCCCAGGGCTGAAGATCGTCCGGATGACGGAGGACGCGTCCGGCTCGACGAAGCATCTCTATCGGGGACGGGTCATGACGAAGGAGTTCGCGCGCGGCTCCTTCCGGGCGGACGACTCCCATCAGAAGGTCGTCAACCTGTCGGACTCGAACTGGGACCTCCGGCGGCTCCGGGTCCATCAATGGAGCCGACCGTCGGAGACCGGGCGGGCGCGCGTCGTCGCGCTCGCGGCGTACATCCTGAACGGCGCGTCCTCCACGGTGACGAACGCGACGAAGCGGAACTCGACCGTGATCAACGCGACGACCTATGTCCCGAACACGAACCTCGTCACGATGGACGCTCATGTGTACGACTCGACCGATCCCTACGCGGTGATCGAGGAGTGCGCGCGGGCGGAGGGGAAGACCTTCTTCGTCTTCGCGGATGTGACGACCGGGAATATGTTCCTCTTCTACGACCTGGGGACCTCGACGGCGATAGCCTCGACGGTCTCGATCACGGACGAGGACCCCGACGGCGAGACGACCTTCGCTCCGGCGGAGGACGGCTCCCCCGGAGCCGAGGACCCGACCGAACTCCTGAGCGGCGCGGGGATGGTCTACGGGCAGCAGGAGACGATCGCGGAGTCTCGACCCGCGATCGCGACGGCGCACGATGTCGCCGAAGACACGATCTACGACTCGGGCGCGGGGAGCGACGCGGCGACGCGGCTCTCGAACTTCCTCGATGTCCGCGAGGAGGAGGAACTCCGCTACTCCTGCTCGATCGAGGTCCGCGATGATCAGGCCCATCTCATCCAGGCGGGACAGACGATCTCCTTCCGGTGGGCGGCGGCGAACGCGCTCACGCCGACGATTCAGCGGATCGTCCGCTGCGCGCCGGAGAAGATCGAGCCGGACCGATACCGGCTCCATCTCGAACTCTCCTTCCCTGAGAAGGTCCGGCCCAGGATTCAGAATCACGGGCAGGGGACCGTCTCGATCCGGCGGGTCCTCGCGCAGACGAGCCTCGGGGCGAACATCAACACGGACCTCGGGACGACCACGATCGTCGAGTCGGAGGGCTACGCTCCTCCGGGCGCGTGGAATACCGGCGTCCCGAACTTCCAGGCCGACATCGGCGTCGATCTGACGGGAGCCTCAGGCTCGCCCGTCTGTGATCCGTCGCCTCCGAAGTACCTCTGGTTCGACGAGCGTATCTACTTCGGGGCGATCTACACGGTCGCGTCGATCCCGGCGGCGGGGTCCTATGTCGGCCTCCGTCTTACCTTCGAGAGTTCCTGGGACGCATGGTCGGAGGGCATCCACGGCGGGATCAACGGACGGGACTCCGATCAACTGGGTCCCGTCCTCGTCGTCGCGCTCTCCGGGGCGACGCTCGTCCCGTCGGACATCTACGGCGGGGGACCGGCGGTCCTGTCCTATATGGGGGCCAACGGGCCGAACCTCGAACACGAGGTCACGATCCCGTACAACTATGTCAACTGGGGCGGCGGGATGCGCTTCGTCTTCATCCCGCTCTTCCGGGTCTTCGTCCATGCCATCTGCGAGGACCTCTACTCGCCGACTGTCGGACAGGGCGGATGTCACATCGGGAACGAGACCTTGAAGCCGATCTCCGTAGACTCGATCGGGTGGATCACGAATAGCGTCGTCGGGACGCAGGACGGCTTGAACGGAGCCTTCACCCTGCTCGGCGGATGGGAGGAGATCGAGTCGGTCTCGATCAACGGCCTCGACTACGGCCTCGACGGGATCAACCTCGACTCGGGATCGCCGAACCTGGAGTTCCTGGGAGGCTTCGCTCCGGTCTCGACCGATACGGTGATGGTCCGCTACCGGATGAAGACGGCTCCATGAGCGCGCCGCAGATCGACCTCTCGCGACAGGTGAAGATCGGGGAGGACTTCGCGCTCGCGAAGGAGTCCGGCGGGACCGGGCGCGCGGACGCGGGGACACCCTGGACGATCGTCCAGGTGATCAACCTCTCCGGTTCGTCGGTCGCGCGGGGGACGCTCCTGAAGTACGACACGAGTCCGATGGGCGGCGGCGGGAGCGGGACCGGACCGGGGATGGGCGTCACGCCGACGACGGCGGTCTCCGACCGGCCTGTCGGGATCGCGCTGGAGGACATCGCGAACGGGGCCTCCGGCGATATGGCGATGCTCGGCTCTCCGGTCTATCTGCTCACGACGGGGACGATCAACGACGGGGACCTCCTCGTCCCTTCGACGACATCGGGACGCGCGAAGGCGGCGGCGGCGTCCCTGTCGGAGGTCGGCTTCGCGACGGCGCTCTCCGAAGCGAGCGGGACCTCGTCTACCTGGGCGGCTCTCGCCGGACCCTATCAGGCGGTCGGCTACTCCTTCTTCCCAGGCTGTATCAACCTGATCGTCGGGGACGGCGTCAATGTCATCTCGACCGGCGTCTGCGCGGACCTCCGGTGGCCGTTCGCGGGGACGCTCACGCGATGGACCCTGCTCGCCGACATCGCGGGAGCGATCGTCTTCGACATCTGGAAGGACTCCTTCGCGAACTTCCCTCCGGTGATCGCCGACACGATCACGGCGTCCGCGAAGCCGACCCTCACGGCCTCCGACGACGAGGCAGAATCGACGACCCTCACGGGCTGGACGACGGCCTTCGCGGAGGGCGACATCTTCCGCTTCAATGTGGACTCCGTCGCGACGATCCGGCGAGTGACCCTGGAACTGAAGTACCTGAGGACCTGAGATGGCGCTGAAGTGGTTCGACGGCTTCGACTTCTGGACGGGCGACACGCAACCGTCCGGGGATACGGCGGCGTTCTACGAGGCCGTCTCCGGCGGGACGCAGGGGTCGCGCTCGACCTCGGCGGTCCGGTTCGGGCTGGCGGGCTGGCGGATGTCCGTGACTTCCGGCGGGAACGCGGGGAACCGATGGATACGGAAGACGATCGGCGGGACGGAGGACACGATCATCGTCGGCTTCGCGCTCCGGGTCACGAACAACGACTCGGGGTCGGTCTGTCTCTGCTCGCTCCAGGAGAACGGGACCCGACACTCCGAACTCTGGATGTCCACGGGGACGACGACCTACAACCTGATCGCGACGCGGGCGGGGACGACGCTCGGGACGGCGACGGCGGCGATCACGGACGGGACCTGGATGTATGTCGAGTTCAAGACGACGATCCACGACACGACGGGGACCTTCATCGTCAAGGTCAACGGAGTCGAGGTCCTGAACCTCTCGTCCCAGGACACACGCAACGGCGGGACCGGCTATGTCGATCAGGTCGCGCTCGGGAACCCGAACGGCAACAACAGCAACCACACGATCGACTTCGACGACTGGTATGTCCTGGACGACACCGGCTCCGCTCCGAACAACGACTTCCTCGGCGATGTCCGGGTCGCGGCGCTCCTCCCGAACGGCGCGGGGAACTCGACGCAGATGACGGCCTCTGCCGGGTCGAACTACCAGACGGTAGACGAGAACACGCCGAACGGGGACACGGACTATGTCTCGGAGACGACAGTCGGCGAGAAGGACACCTACACGATGACGAACCTCCCGACGAACGCGGACGCGGTGTACGGCGTGAAGGAGGCCGTGTACGCGCGGAAGGACGACGCCGGGGCGGTGACGCTGCGACAGGTGATCAGGACCGGCGGGACCGACTACGAGGGAGGGGACATCGCGCTCCTCGACTCGTACAAGTTCTTCCAGGCGATCCGCGAGCAGAACCCGAACACGACGGCGGCGTGGACGCAGTCGGACATCGACGGGATCGAAGCCGGTCAGAAACTCCAGGCCTAGCAGATGGCCGGGAGCCGGACCTCTCAGAAGGTCGTCGAGACCCTCTACACTCCCGCGTCTCCGGCGGCTCGGACATCGCAGCGGGTCGTCGAGACGCTCTACACCCCGTCCGGTCAGGCGGCGCGAACCTCGCACCGGGTCGTCGAGGTCCTCTACAAGCAGACGCCTCCGGCCCAGGGTCCGCAGATCGTCTGGATAGACTAGGCCCGATGGAACTGCTCTCCGGCCTCGAACTGCTCGCGCTCGGACTCCTGATCGGCATCCTTCTCGGGATGTTGTTCGTCCTGATCCTGACCCTCGTCCGACGCTAGACTTCGTTCATGTTCGCGAACCCGCTCCCAGGGCGCATCCAGGCGAAGGAGGAGGCGTGGCGGGGGACGCCGACCTTCCGCGTGACCTCGACCTTCGCTGATCATGTTGCGAGCGGCAGGGGTCACGGCGTAGACATCGGGAACGGACGCTGCGGGGATCAGGTCTTCGCGATGGAGGCCGGGGTCGTCTCGGCGAACTTCCGGGACCCGGGGAACGGCGCGGTCATCGTCCGGGTCCGACACGCGGGCGCGCTCGCGGCCTACGAGTCGGGCTACGCGCATCTCTCGACGACGCTCGTCGGGGTCGGCGCGGCAGTCCGGCGCGGACAGGCGATCGGGACCGTCGGGATGACAGGCGCGACGGCGTGTCATCTCCATCTCGGGATGAAGAAGAACGGGGTCGAAGTGGACTCATGGCCGCTGCTCGACCAGAACATCGCGCAGACTGGAGGAGGAGTGGATGTGATCCAGGGGACGAACCCGACGGCGATCGTCAACCGGAAGACGAGCGTCAAGGGGAACGCGACGAACTTCCGGGCGGACCCTTCGACCGCGAATCCGCAACTGGCGCAGTTCCAGGCGGGCGCGGTCTTCCTCCCTGACTTCGGGGTCCAGGGCCAGTCCGTCTCCGGCTCGGCCTTGTGGTACGCGGGCTTCATGCTCGTCAACGGGAAGCAGACGCTCGGCTACTTCCACTCCTCGACGGTCGGCGAACTGACGCCGGTCGAGGCGACGGGAGGCTACACGGAGGCCGATGTCGCGAAGGCGAAACTCGACGGCGCGAACGAGCGCGAGGCGGCATGGGAGGCGTGGAACACGGCGGCTCAGGGGAACAAGCCGTGAACGCGTCGGCGACGACGACGCAGGAGACGAGCCTCGACCGCGTCATCCGCTACGCGGTCGCGATCATCATCATCGAGTCGCTCCTCTTCTTCCTGTACCTCGCCCTCCTCTCCCTGAACACGGCGGCGCTCTCCGAGTCGGCGGAGGGGATCATCGTCGGCGGCTTCGTGTCGATCATCTCGATCATCGTGACCTCCCTCTTCCAGGGGATCGCGACCGGAGCGGCGGTCCGACAGGCGGTCCAGGCGACACAAGCGGGAGCGAACGCGGCGCTCTCGACGCCGGGGATGACGACAACGATCGACGAGGGACCTCCGACCGTCGTCACGACGGGACCGACTCCGGCGGTAGACGAAGGATCGCCGACCGGCTAGTCTCGGACTGCCATCCGGCGCGGTCTCAGGCTCCGGTCGGCATAGGAGGCCCGTCGGAGGCAGAACTGACGGGCCTCCTTCTCTCACTCCTTGACACCGGATCGCACCAGGGCGTACCATCGGATCGCGTCCCGGGAGACCGGCTCACATGGACCCCGGGGCGCTCTGAAGAAGGAGTTCTGCCGTGTCCTTCCTCCACTCTCTCGCCCGTCGATGGCGGCTGCGAGGCTCCGAGACCTGGGTCCTCGTTCCACCCTACCGGGGACTCTGGAACGAGCCGAACCCGGCCCGCTGGCTCCGGGTCCGATGATCGACCGCTTCCGTCGATGGCTCTACGAGCCGGACGAGGAACTCGCCGAACATCTCCGCGAGCCTCTGACCTTCCGGACCCTGTCGATCAACTTCCCATCCCGGACGATCACGATCGACGGGACGACGCACACGATCGAGGCCGACTCCGTCGCGATCCCGATCCTCTCGACTGAGCATCCGGTGATCCCGGGCGGGAGGAGATGGTGATCCCGAAGGAGGGCGCGTTCCGGTCTCCGGCTCACGACTACTGGTTCAACGGGGAAGGCCCGCTCCCAGGCGCGACGCGACCGGCGGGGGAACTGTCGAAGGACGCGGTGATCAACTGGGCGAAGACGGAGGCCGCGCGCTGCGCGATCCAGAACCTCGACATCGTCGCCGACCTCGTGAAGCGGGGCGGGGAGGAGGCGGCGATCAAGTGGATCGCGGCGCTCCCGGACTACAAGCGGGACAACGCGGCGACACTCGGCTCGTCGGTTCACACGATGGCCGAACAGATCGCGCGCGGCGGGGAAGTGACGATCGGGGACACGGAGCGTCCGTACATCGAGGCGTATCAGGCCTTCATCGAGGCGGAGAAGCCGACCTCCGTCAAGGTCGAGCGGATGGTCTTCAACTTCGAGGTCGGCTACGCCGGGACCCTGGATATGCTCTGCCGACTGAAGGACCCGAAGACCGGGCGGACGGTCCTGACCCTGCTCGACCTGAAGACGGGCGCGAGCGCGGGCGGCGTGTGGCCGGAGACGCGGCTTCAACTGGCGGCGTACCGCTACGCCGAGTTCGTCGGCGTCGTCGGAAACCCGCGACGGTTCGCGATGCCGAAGGTCGAGCGGGTCGCGGTCCTCTGGATCAGGCCCGACAAGGTCGCGCAGGGCTACCGGCTGATCGACTACCCGATCGACGAGGCCGACTTCGAGGCGTTCAAGGCCGCTCTCGCGATCCATCGCTGGAAGAAGGCCCTCGGAAGGAGTCGCTCATGAACCCGTCCATCGAGAAGATCACGGAGGGTCTCGACCTCGTGGCCGAAGGACTGGCCGAACTCGCCCACTCCCTCCGGGCGATCGAGGCCGGGTCCAGGCCTCAGGAGCGACCTCAGATGGAGCAGTCGGCGACGATCGAGGCCTTCGACCGGGGAGCCGTAGACGACGGCTTCAGCGTCCAGGCGACGAGCCGTCGAGCGCGTCCCGTCTCCGAGGAGGGCGTCGAGTACGGTCACGAGGCCGTCTGTCCGAAGCATCGCATCCCGTACTCCGACAAGGGTCGCGGTCCGTTCTGCTCCGCGAAGTCGGACGAGCCTCGATGGACGAACGAGAAGGGCTACTGCCAGATCACGCCGAAGTCGGCGGCGGCGTGGCTCGCGCAACACGCGGTCGGGCCGTGAGGATCGAGCGGTGTCTCGTCTGCGGTCGGTTCGTCTGGCCGTGGCAGCGTCAGGGCTGGATCGTCGGCGCGGCTCGATGGCATGGGGAACACCCTCCGACCGAAGCGGAGCGGATCGCGCTCTACCTGGAAGTCCAGGCGCGCGCTCCGGACGACCGATGATTCCGTGTCATCCGGGCGACTACGAGCCGGAGATGAACGCGGTCTGCGTCGCATGGCGGGCGGTCGTTGTGGACGGAGGCCTCGGACCTGAGGATACGGAGTGGACAATCCGGACGGAGTGCGGGGATGACGGGACGCTCTTCCT